GCCTGCGCAAGCGCATCGTAGTCCGGCAAGCCACCCGCCTCATCTACTGCATCATCAAAGCCGGGGAGCGTACCGTGCTCCGTTAGCAGGTTGATGCCTGCATTGGCCACGGCTTCCTCAGGGTACAAGCCGGTTTCATTCAGCACCTTGATCATTTCAACGTCCAGCTTGCCGATGTCCGCCTTTTCCTTGTCAGTGATCTGCCACAGCGGAGCCCACACATAATAGATGCTTTCGTCGCGCGCACCCGTGGCACTGCGGATGATGCACTCGTCCAGCACCGCCATCTGTGGCGTCAGCTCCAACTCCTGGATGGACTGAACGCGGTCATAGTAGTTACGCAGGTCGCTCTCGCCGGTGGAGTTCATGCCGCTTGGGCTCTGCCCTAGTAGACGCGTAGCAGGAATGTCCGCTGCACCGCTGCACAACTCGGTGAACTTACTAATGATCTCCGGTAGCTGCGCAAGGCTCGGGCTCTTGGTGTCATACTCCTCTTCTTTGTCGAGTAGCAGCGTGCCGTTTATACCTTTCGCCGTCATCGCAAGCGCGAAGCGGTTCATCAAACGGCTTTCGTATTCCGGGTCCGTCAGGCTGTTCATCATGTCCGGCACGCGCACAACGTCGATCTTTGCCTCAAACACAAGGCTCGCCACGTTGGCAACTACGCTGTCCGTTTGGCGTATCACTTCCAAACAACTGGTCAGCACGCTGTCACCGTCACCCCACGCAGCGTTCTTCGCATACTCGTCCAGCACAGGCTCACCAACAAAGCGCACCAAGCGGCTTGGGTGTATCTTGATCTCCTTGGCTTCGTCCGCGCGGTGCAGGCTGTACCATGCAGGCTGACCGTAGTATGGCGACTCAGGATCGCGCTCTATGTCACCTGCGTTCAGATCCTTGCGCTCCATAACGTGCAAGAACAGGATGCCTTCCTTGCCTATGCGCTCCGGCTCTAGCGGCATTTGTGGGTTGCCGTCACCTGTACCTATGTAGATGGCTGCACTGCCAAACAAGCGTGCCTTGGTCTTTGCCTGTAGGATCTTGCGCTGCACATCGATGCGCCGCTCTTCCTTTTCAAGCAGCTCGATTGTGTCGTAGTCCGCTTGCCAGTTGCGCCACTTGCGGGTGGCGTCCAGCGCAGGAATGGTGACTATCTTCCGTGCCAGCCACGATGTGCGGTACACAGTGCTGAGTTCCGCAGGGTTAGGAATGTACGCAATGTATCCCGTGGTGTTGGATTTGTCGCGCTGCGTGCCGAGCCCACTCACCAAGCTAGTGAGTGTGTCGCGTGCGTACTGGATCACTTTGCCCATGCTATGTCACCTTCAAGTAATCTTGAGCGACTGGCGTGATCACCGGCATTCCCGCTGCACGCCACGCATACGCAGCATCGTTGAAGTCAGGATATTCCACCTTGTCAAAGTAGTACCTGCGCCTGCCTTTGTCATGCCAGTTCTTGCGGCTCCACACCATAACGATGCCAGTGTCGCACTCTTCATTTTGCTTAAAACCATCATCGTTGCGCAGGAAGCTAAGCGCATGAACCTGCAATGCGCTGCCATGTTCACCATCAGCAAAGAGCAACGTGCGTTGCAGCCATCCATCCTTTTGCATCACGTTCCCCACACCAAGAACGCAAGGATGCACACTGCAACAAACACCGCTAACGCACCAAGGATGACGGTGAACTTTGAATCGTTCTTGTCCATTGCGGGCTCCAAGGTAGTAGTCTGCTTGTGTCCGCCGGTAATGGACGTTGGGAGGTGCCTGCGTAGGATATACGTTCTGCGAAGTTTAGTTGCAGCCATCGTTCAGGGTCCGGTTCTGCGTAACCACGCGCCTCAGGTACGGAACTATCCCACGTTTGCGCAGTGGGACGGTTGTCGCCAAAGTTAGCCATCCGGTATTTCCTTATCCTGTATGGTGACATGTGGCAGCGTGACAGGCGTCTTCCTCTTACTGCACGCCATAGCGCGGTACGTTGCACTTGAACGCCGCACCTTTGCGCCTGTAATGCTGGAATAGCGGATCAACCCAATTTCACTAGCAACACCCACGGTGTGGTCGCGCCCACCATTGCGTGCCGCCGCTGCATACATCTTGTCAAGTTTCATTCCACGCTCCGCAGTGTGTACGTGCTGCGCCGCGTTGCCTCGAGTGCGTAGCGCAGTGCGTCAATTACGTTGACATGGTTGGCATGGCTTTCATCGATCACCGGCAGGATCTCTTCGGTTTTCTTGTCAATCTTATATGAGAACGTAGCCAGTTCACGCTCCAGATGCTTACAGCGAGGATGCACCACAAGGTCGAAGTTTTTGATGAACTCAATGCCTTCTTCAACGCTGCCGCGTCCCTTGAGGCTAGGTTGTATTCGTGGATATCCATTGCGTTTCAGGTAGCTGATGGTTTCAGGGCGCGCACTGTCAGCGGTCATTGGCCACTTGGTGCTGTCAGGCACGGTGCGGAAAAGCGCAGGAGTGTTGTCGATCTCACAACCAACCTGCACCGCTTCTTGATCTATGTACAACGTGCCACCCTCGATAAAGCACCGCACCAATGCCGTAGGGTCGATGCTAAAGCCGAAGTCAGCGCCAAAGTAGAACCGTGCATAGGGTGGCGTGCTAAACTCCTCCACGCGCCAATTTTTGAAGATGCGCGCCTCGCTTAAACGGCGGTACTGTCCCATCCATACGTGCAGGTATTTGTCCATGTCACGGCGGCGATCCCACTCCATGTCAGTGCGCAGCACTTTAGGGAAGTGCGGATTTTCGCTAAAATTAGCTTCAACCACAACGGTGCCGGGAGGCTTCTCCGTGCTGCGGAACAACCTGTCGACAGGGTCTTTAGGGTCATACGGGTTCCAGCTAAACCACAACTCGCTGTTTGGCTTGCGGATCGTTGGGCGCAGTAAGTCCATGCTGTACTGCGAGAGCGCTTGCGCTTCCTCCACCCACACCAAGTCATAACCCTCAAGGCTCTTGATGCTTTGCGCAGTGTGGTTCTGCATTCCTTGAAAGATGATGTTGCCGTCACCGGGGAGCTGAATGTATTTGTCCGTCACACGAAAGAGCGGCTGCACACCAAACGCTTCAATCTTATCCTCGAGCAAACGCTTTGATGATTGCTCAAGGCTCTTTTGATATTCGCGGACACACACCACACGCAAGCCTTTACGACGCAGTGCATATGAGATGAGTAGCTCAGCAAAGAAGTGGCTCTTCCCACTACCGCGCCCACCATGTGCTCCCTTGTACCGTGATGGCGCAATCAGCGGCAGGAATGCGCGTGGTGTCTTGATGTCAACTTCAATCCGCTGCACCGCTGTCATCAGTCAGCTCCTCAACACGTTCAGCATCGATGATGACGTGTCGCACCAACGCCACTTCGACGCGTGATCCGGTCTCGTCTTGTATTTGCAGCGGAAGCACGCGTCCAAGCAGCGGAAGGAATGCAGTTGGATAGCGCATAGCGCACGCTGTCAGATACTTAACAAGACCGTCCTCGCCACCACCACCCGCTTCATTTGCAGCGATGAGCAACGCTTCCTTCAGCATCTTCGTCGTGCGGTTTGGCTGTCCCTTAGCGCGACCTGGACCACCACGCACGCCTTTCTTCCATGAGTGCGGGCGGTAAGGAGTTTTCTCACTATGTTCACGGTTATTGAGGACACCTTCCGCCATCTACACCCGCCAGAAGCTACGGTCGGTCAGCAACGCCTCAATGGCAGCCTGCCCATCAACGCGCACCAAGCGATCCCACCACGTTTTAATTCGCCGATTGCCGGGCCATGCGTGCCCCGGTAAGGCGAACACGACGGCGCCCGGTATACCACACCACCCACCTAAAAACAGGCTCCTACGTCCGTTTTTATGGCTCAGCTCATGGTAGCGACATTGCGGAGGGCGCAGCACCATGCTCCAACCCTCTCGCTTAAGCTTATGTAAACACTTGAGTTCTGTCGGCATGTAGAGCCCACTGCTCAAGGCAATTGTCAAGTCAGGCGCACCCTGCGTGCCACCATGGGCAGCCTCAGTCCACGTTAGTGCGCTTGGTGGCTCCCACACACCACGCAGCCACGCGCGCAGATCAGCTTCGCTGTTCACGCCAAAAATCCGGATCAGCGATGGCACGTTCAATGTCATACCGGCCATGCACCACCCGCACCTTGCGCCACCACTCCGGCCAAAGTGGAAACATTTGCGGAGGCACGATGAAGACCTTATCAAATGCCCAATTATTTCCTGTCTCGGGCTGCCCAAGTAGCACCACGCTCCTGCCTTCTCCACTTTCAATGCGCTTACGATGCCAAGCGTATTGTGACAGTTCCAGCTTTGGATCCGTGTAGTATTCAACGCCACCACGCTTGAATCTCTGCCACACCAACTTGGTCTCAAAGTGCCACCACTCACCGTTGATAATAATCTTAACGCTAGGCTCACCTAGGACTTTTGTTTTGTGCGGCAACCGGACCACAAAACTTTCTTGCGCTCCATCTTCCCACTCATGTCGTTTCCACTCTTGCACCAACCACGCTTGTAGGGAACGTTCCGACGGCATCGCAAACCTCCACTTGCTGCACCACCATTGCACTTTTAGGGTTTAGCACCACGCACTCAATTCGTTATCTTACCCTTACTTACTCTCTCTCTCTCTCTCTCTAATTTAGCACAGGCAGTAAGGAAGTATATGCTAAGGGTAAGATAACGAATTGAGTGCTGGTCGGAAAACGCTAAAACGCAACCTACATAGCAACTGCCTGCGCTAAGTCGTTCACGCCTAAATAAAAATTCTGATTGTCAATAAACGCTTGGCGCTCACTGATTTCTAAAAACTCACGGTGAGATGTAATTATTCTTGCTTGTCCCTTACCATCGAACACATCGCGCGTACCAACCAAGAATCCCTCTGTCTGCGCGTGCTTGCGTATCTTGCGCGGCTTGTCAAAACAGAGCTGCTGATGGCCACTGTAAACGCTCGCAATAATGGACTCCCGCAGCCTCCAGTCAGTGACAAACCAACGGTCGTTGCGGCGCCTGCACCGGTTCAACACCTCCTGCACATGCGCCATCCCCGGCGATAGGCTTTCCTCGCTCATAAGCGTCTTAGCGTGGGTGTGGGGCGCCTCGGTGCCACGGAGCACCGGTCCATGCGCTGCAATGTAGTCAATTGCCCATGCGTGGATCTTGTTCAAGCCGCCTTGGTGTGAGAGCCAATACTGAAACGCACGCCAGTAGTCGTCAGGCTTCTTTTCCTCTGTGATGCTTGGGATGAACCAACGGCGATCGTCATTGGGCATACGCAACGCGTTCAAGCTATTGCTACTGGCATACACGTGAGCCCAATTTTCCAACCGGTAAGGCGACAGGTATTTTTCACTGGCTTCAAAGTCCTTGTCAGTGATCACGCTCTTCAACTTGTTGTAAGCCTTCTTGTTGCCGCCAGCATAAATTTCATTGATGAGGATGAACCGCTTGCGCACCCGCCAGCTATTGAAGTTGCTTTCTACAATGTCACTCTCACTAGGTACGCTGACATTCTCCCACCCTGTAAGCGGTGCCAACACATCCTGACCGATGGTGGTTTTACCAACACCTTGCGTTTCACTAACCGTCAACATCCCATAGCTCATGCGTGTGCCGAGCGCTGCAATGTGCGTGGCGAACCAACGCTTGGCATCATCACGTTCACGCTCAACAACAAACATATAGTTGAGTAGCTCAAGCCATGGCGTAACGTCACCGCGCTCCGGCTTGATCCTCGTTGGTGTGTGGGTGTTGATGTACGCTAGGCCATCCGGTAAAATACCCTTGCCTGCACCAACCGAAGGATCATAGGTAAGCTTATGTCCCCGCCCCACGATGTCCTTCTGCAATAGCTCTGCAACGTTCTTCACGTCACTAAATGGGCGCACAATGTGGTTGAACTCGCTCTGCGTCCACAACTGTGCAGGCTTGTTGAGGAAGATAACCACATCCGGCTTGACGCAATGCACTACCTCGTCCTTGAATGCTTTGGTGACAATGTAAGGCTTCTTGCCGTCACCGTCATAGTCCTCCCACTTCTCAGTGGCGTGCGTGGCCACAAACAAAAGATCGCGCAGGTCTGGTCCCTTATAACGGTCCTCTGACCACAGCGGCTCACCCTGCGGAAAGAAGTCAGCAAAGTCCCACGCAACCGGCCAACGCTCGTCGAGCTCAATGCCACGCAGCGCATTGCAATACGCCTTGCTAATCTTGGGTATTGCAGCCTTGCCCACCTTGTCGTTGTCCGCAAACACAATGACCTCGGTTGGCTTCAGCTTCACCAATTGCTGCCAGTTGGTGCGGTGCGGCGCCTTGGCACCGCCTATAAAGCCGATGTGTTCATAGTCGCGCAGGTACTCTAGCCAGCAAGACGGCAAGCCGTGGGTGGCACGCAGGCGCTCCGCAACGCGGTCTGTACCGTGTGCCAGTGTGTGAGCAAACCACGCCGAACGCGCACCCTCATGCAGCATGTAGCGCATACGTAGGCGCGTGGTGGAGGGAAAATATAGTGGCAGCGCACCGTCAGGTTCAGCCTCAATCCATTGGCCGGTGTTGGTGCGAACATGCGGGATGTAGCGCTTGTCACCGTTGCTGAGATCCATCCGCTCCTGCGCCATAACGTAGTCTTCAGTACCTTGCACCACAAACGGATAGAACTCCTCAACCGTGTAGCCACGCCGCTCGCTCAGCTTCTTGCGGTAGGTGTTGAACTGCGCAAGCGTGAACACCACACTATGAGGAAACACCATGCCGGTAAGTGCAGCTTTCATCGCTGCCTTTTCTTCCGGTGTGGGTGCATACTGCGGGTCGTTGCATGTAACCACGCATTCCTTGTCAATGGTGACAATGGCACGTTCTTCATAGTAAGCACCCGTGTAGTGCCGCACCATAAGCTTGCGTGGGTTGATGAACTCCGCACCCACCCGTGCAGCATAGTCAGCGACAGCTTGGCACTTCTCGAGAGCATCAAAGACATTCGCGTCGTCAACAGGCATGGTTTGCTCCACTTGGCTAAAGCGCTAAACGTCAATGTACAGGGATCGGCGGACGACCATGCTACTGCCGCACCGCCGTGGAACGCAACACATTTTGCCGGCGCACCACTCAAAAAATCTTTGCCTAAACCACCAAGCACTTAGCTACCAAACGTTGAGCCTCCACGCAAAAAAGCAGTTGCCACCTAGCAATTGCGGGCGCACCATGCAGCGTTCCGGACACAGGCTGTTGCTTGTTGTGCGCGACCCAAGGAGAACCAAATGCCAGCACGACCCAAGCGCGTTGACGAACCTCTGTTCACTCCTCCGCGCAACACTCTCCCCGCCATAAACCCTGACGAAGCGTTTCCCCTCAGCGATGTGGGGCACAACGACATTGAACCTGCACGCGACTTCATTATGCCGCGCATCACAATCGCGCAGCCGATCACGCCGCAAGCACAGGAGCACAAGGCAGAATACATTCCAGGCATTAAGGTCGGTGACTTTATTGACATGAGTAGCAGCGAGATATTCAAGGGACACCTTGACTTCGTTGTTTCGTACGTAGCTAAGCGCTATTTGGAGTGGCCAAAGCAGCGTGGCGTAAGGCAGATCATCAAGGATTGGGGCAACGTATTGCCCGTGCATCCGTCAATCACACGCGACGAAAAGGGTCGCATGGTTACTGCGCAAGGCGTCATCAGCGAAACGCTAGTGTTCTACGTGTTGAACGTGACTGCGGGTGGGCGCAAGAGTTTTATCCCGCTTGCCAGCACCGCGCTCAAAGCCGGCAAGAGCCTGATGACGCTGATGGAGTACGACTTCCGGCTCGACAGCAACGGCAACCGCGTGAGGGTGCCGAACTACTACCGTCTATGGCGTGCCACGAGCGTGCCCATGAGCAACGACCAAGGCGACTGGTTTGGCTGGCAGTTTGTTGCAGGCAAGCCGATCCTCGAGCATGACCCTACGGGTGTGCTCCTCGAAGAAGCCAAGGTGTTCTTCGAATCATGCAGGGATGGCTTGGTGCAGGTTGACACGAGCCGCCTTGAGGAACATGAAAGCACCGGTCCAAGCGCTGAGCGCCTGAGCCGTGCTGCCATGTAAAGCGCTGAAACCACTTCAGCGCTAAACTTGCGCCGCGCGCCACGGCTTTACGCATTTCCCCGTGGTGCCGGCGCCTTTTGAGGGACACACCATGATCAACATTGATGAAGCGCTCGCTGTGCCGAGCGCCGGCAAGCGCACCTTGAACGAACTGCGTGCGTTGGTGCAGCACGCCTTGGAACTACAGGCGCAGATAGAAGAACACGAGCAACAAGCCAAGCGCTTGCGCAAGCAGTGGCTCCAGCTTGTGCTCAACACGCTGCCGGATGAGATGACGATGTCCGGTGTGCCTAGCTTTGAAACGGAAGGACACAAGATCTCCATCAACAACTTTGTGCGTGGCAGCTTGCCGAGTGACGCCGATCAGCGCACGGAGGCGTTGCGTTGGTTGGAACAGCATGACAGTGCGGCGATAATCAAGAACAATGTCAACGCGTTGTTTGGCCTAGGCGAGCATGACCTTATGCAGCGTGCCATCCGTGAGCTGAACCGCCTTGGTGTGGAGTACACTAACAAGCGTGACGTTCACCACGGCACACTCGCCAAGGCTGTAAAGGAAATGCGTGACAAAGGCGTTGACGTACCGTTCGACCTGCTCGGGCTCTATGCAGGCAGGGAAGCCGTCATCAAGGAGGTCAAATGACCACCGTCACCGTAGTCACGGGAGACCCGCGCAGCGGCAAGATGTTGGTTGGTGCAGCTTTGGCGGAGTACATCAACAAGGGTGACCTTACCACTGCCGTCACAGTAGAAAAGCACACGCCGCTTTATGCGGACAGCGTGCCGGCACCGGAGGATCTTATCCTTATCAGCACCACCACCAAAAGCGAGAAATGGATGCTGCCATGGTTCAAGCGCTACGGAGATCCCATGTTCCATGTACACATCAAGAGGTTGCAGCCATGATCCCAATTGTAGGTGCAGGCTTGAGCGGCCTGATATGCGCTCACACGCTGCGTATGCCGTGCAAGGTGTACGAGCAGCAACCCACCCTGCCGAACAACCACACCGCCGTCCTGCGCTTCCGCACGCCGCACGTAGGCGACATGGTGGGCATACCGTTCCGCAAGGTGCGCATGGTGAAGAGTGCCGCCGTGTGGCTCAACCCTGTGGCTGATGGGCTCGCCTACAGCCGCAAAACCACAGGCACCAACACCACACAGCGCAGCATCAGCGAGGTCAGCACCACCGAGCACCGCTGGATAGCGCCGGAGGACTTGGTGGCACGCTTGGCGCAAGGTGTTGACGTGCAGTATGGTGCCGAGTTCGACTTCAACTGTGGCCTCCCCACTATCAGCACCATACCGATGCCGGCGCTCATGCTGGCGTTGAACTACGCAGAAACACCCGTGTTCCACTACACGCACGGCTTCAACGTCACTGCGCGGCTGCACAACACCGACGCCTACGCCACGCTCTACGTACCGCAGCCGGACCATGCGTTCAACCGTGTGAGCATAACCGGCAACCAACTCATCATGGAGTACAGCTTCCCCATGGAGAGCACGGAGGAAGTCGAAAAGCGCAAGGCGCGCGACATGCGCCACATCTTTGACCAAGACATTGCGGAAGCCATGGCGTTGCTCGGCTTGCCGCTGCCGTTGGCAACGTTCCCTGAAATTACGGTGCAGCGCTACAGCAAGATTTTGCCCATTGACGAGGACGTGCGCAAGCGGTTCATCGCGCACGCCACGGATCACTTCAAGATCTACAGCCTTGGGCGCTACGCCACATGGCGCCCCGGTATGCTGCTCGATGACTTGGTGCAGGACGTTACGCGCATCCGTGGCTGGCTCAGTGGTGGTTCCTCGGTGTACGAACTGCGCAAGGCAAGGAGCGGGTGATGTGTCGCAACGTTTCCGGCTGGAACTTCGTAGATGCTGACATGCTGTGGCACCGGCTGCCCAAGAGCGTGGTGTGTATGGGCAAGCGCATTGATGAAATTGATTGGGGTTATGGTGTGTTTCCACGCATCAACCACATAGGGCATTACGAACTTATAGATGGCACATACATATTCCACCAAATCACAATGGTCAGAGAGCTAGTGCAAATGAGTGAAGCGGAAATTCTGCGCAATGCCAACGTGGGCAGAAAAACGCTAGACCGCATAAAGGCAAAGCTGCGTGAATATGATCTGACAATCGGGAGGTGATAATGGAAGTGCGCATCATAGACTACACAGGTGCAGGCAGTCCGGACCCATACCATGCGGCACGCTTGCTGATGTACGTGAAGGACACACGGCTGAAGCGTGGTAGTGAAGCGTTCATCAACAAGTTCGGAAAGTCCGAGCCTGAAGTGGAGCAAGAACTTAAGGAGATCGTCAAGTCCATCCGTAGCAGTTGGGAGTTCGTTGACGTCACCATTGAACTGATCGGTGTAAGCCGTGCCTGCGCCGACCAGATACTACGCACCCGGCACGGCAGCTATGCGGTGCAGGCGATGCGCGTGGCAGACATGGCAGGCTTTGAGACCGTGGTGCCGCC